TCACAACAACAAACAAGAGTAAGTTAACTGCGTGTGCTAAGATGAAAACACTAATTGAAACAGGTAAACTTACTGTAAACAGTTCTGCATTGGTATCCGAACTTAAAGGGTTTGTAGCACATGGAACAAGTTATGCGGCTAAACCGGGCGGAACAGATGACTTAGTAATGTCAACTGTACTAATAATTAGAATGCTACAAACACTACAAAACTATCATCCCGAACTTAGTAATAGTATTAAAGACTACAACGACTCGGTTATAGAACCTATGCCATTTATACTTTTTTAAATGGAGTATTTAATTGTATCTCCTATTGGTGGATTTGGAAACCACATTCGGTGGTTGATGTTACTTGATGATAAGTTTAACCTTTTTGATGATGTCGTCGTCGCATCAAGGTGGGACCGTAAGCTATACAATGACCTAAAAGGGGGTAGTTGGCCAATATACGGGGATTTTAACTCAATGCCAATGTATGTTAAACATGAATGCCATGAACTCCTACCATCTATATTTTTAAAATACGATAATAATATTAATGGAAAGAGTTCCTTCATTATGGAGCATGTTTATCCCAATAACAGAACTTGGCACAATTGGTTACAAACAGAATGGGGGTTTCGGGATTGGGCGGATGGATATATTTCATTTTCCCATAATCTAGACCATGAATATATTAAAAACACTATTGCAGTAACAATAGAACCTGAATTCGCATACAAACGTTATCTGAAGTTTAACTCATGTAATAATAACCAAAGTAAAGAACAAACAATTTCCGAGATTGAGAAATATAATTGCAAGATACATACAAATACTGTATCAAATCGTATCATAATTGATGCCAATGTTATATACGATGAACATTTAAATTATGAACTGTATACTAGATGTATTGAAGCATTTTCTTTAACGAATAACTACCAAGATGCGTGTGTGATTCATAAACAGTGGCATCAATTACACCAAAATGCCGAAATTGATATCGTACAAGATATAATTAATATGTATAAAAAATAATAAATACATAAAACCATTACAACACATAATCATGCAAGAGAACACATCACAAAAGTTATTCAATCTATTATTAAGTAAAGATTTCGATGTTAAAACACTTGACTCATATGGTAAGTCAATTACAGATATTGTAGAAGCAGATATTTTTAGTTTTGATTTTGTTAGCAATAAAGTAAATTACGGCACAGTTGTTATATTATTGGGAGAAGATACTAATTTTGAAATTTTCTTCGGAGATAATATTGGTCGTGGACTAGAACGCGATGCTAAGAACACATGGTACGAGTTATTATATCAATTGCGTATGTTCGCAAAACGTAATATGATGAGTTTTTCTCTTAAGAATATTAATAAGTTAAAGCATACTATGCAAGGGATGTCTGCAATTAATGAAGGTTTGTATGAGGGGTGGAACGGAACGAGTAAATCTAGTTACAATCCACAGAAGAATAAAACTAAGTTAATTATACGCCATAATAAAAAGATTGCAGAAGGAGACCAACGTTTCCGCAATATTAGTTCAATATTCATTGAAAATAGCGATGGAGAACGATTTAAGTTGCCATTCAAGAGTATTGCTGGCGCTAGAGCAATGGCTAGACATGTTTCAGAAGGACATACCCCATATGATGCATTTGGATTACATGTTACCGAAACGATTGACAACATAAACACGATAGGAAGTTTTTTGCGTGTTAAAAGCATTAATGAGAATGATGCATCAAGTAAGATATTTGAAACATGCAGTCACCATAATAAAAAACTTAAGAAAAACATTAAATTGATGAGTGGTGTTCGTGGTTACAAGAAATATACAGAATCTTGGTCACCAACCACAGTTAATGAAGATGAACATTTAATTGAGAGAGTACGTAGTTTGCTGATTCCAGAAGGAGAATCAGATAGCAGAGTCAATGATGTGTTGCCTGTGCTTGCAAATTTAATAGCAGAATATCGTACACATGATAATACGACAAAATCATCAACTATGGAGAGTGATAACACCATGCTAGAATTAGAAATGTTTGAAAGTTGGGCAAATAATATTACAGAAGGAACGTGGGCGATACCTGATTCTCCCGAAGCATTGTATAGATTGAAAGAAATATTAAGTAAAGAACTTCCAGTTGGGGTTGATGCTACTAATGCCACTGAAGTTCTATATGATGTCATCGGTGATGATGAATTATTTGATAATCTTGGTGATTTGGCAAGAGATGACCCAGAGGCAGATGCAAGATTTGCTATTGTTAATTGGATGAAGGATTACGGGTTAGAAATTAATGAAATGGGTGCTGATATGACGAAAATCATAATGGACATTGAGGATGGAGAAGACCACCAAGCAGAAGTACAGGGAATTTAAGCCGTATCTGAATTAATTTAACTAAAACCATTATTTCGGTTAAATTAATTTTTATGTTAATTTAATACTGTATATAATTGTTCGTGATTGTTAAAAATATGTAAGTATTTAAATAATCATAAATAATGTGCTTATGTTAAATAAGCATATTCTAATACTCACGAGGGGTATTGGATTTAGGATAATTATATAGGAGAAAGTCAATGTCTTTAGCAGATATTCGTGCTCGTCTAGCGGCACAAGATAACAAAACATCAAATAACAATCAGGGTGGATTAGTATATCCACATTGGAACATCGATACGGGCTCAACTGCAATTGTACGTTTTTTACCAGACGCAAACACAGATAACCCATTCTTTTGGGTAGAACGAGCAATGATTAAATTACCATTCGCTGGTGTTAAAGGAGGCGACGCAAAGGATACGGTCGTTCAGGTTCCATGTGTGGAAATGTATGGCGAGAACGAATCATGCCCAATTTTGGCAGAAGTTCGACCATGGTTTAAAGATAAATCTTTAGAAGATATGGGTCGTAAATATTGGAAGAAACGTACATATGTATTTCAAGGTTTTGTACATACTGACCCAATGAATGAAGATAATGCACCTGAGAATCCAATTCGTAAGTTTATGATTAGTCCATCTATTTTTAATGGTATTAAGGCTAGTCTTATGGACCCAGAAATGGAAGATTTGCCTGTAGATTTCAATAATGGTTTGGATTATCGTATTACTAAGACGCAAAAAGGTCAATACGCTGATTATAGTACAAGTAGTTGGGCGAGAAAAGAGACAGCATTGACTGATGCTGAGCATGCATCCATTGAACAGTATGGATTGAATGATTTGGTTAGTTTCTTACCACCTAAACCAGATGCTAATGCACTAAAGATTATCCACGAAATGTTTGAAGCAAGTGTTGATGGTCAGCAGTACGATGTTGAAAAATGGGGTAACTATTACCGTCCATGGGGTGTTGATAAACCGTCTAGTACACATGAAGTGACCCCAATCGCTGATGTGTCTACTGTTTCCGATTCACCATTTGAAACGCCTGTAGGAGCAACAGAAGTTAAAACTTCATCCAATGAGCAAACTGCGGATATTCTTGCACAAATTAGAGCAAGGCAAAACGTATAGCACATCAATGAAATCATTGGGTACTGATGATTATGAGGGTTTAGTTCTATCTAAACTAAACCCTTCTATATACAACAACGAACTTTTTATTAAAGACCATTTAAATGGATTTGATAATACATATTCGAATTGTATACTTGAGTTTCTTTCTGAAAGGGAATTCAAGTATCCGATTATAACCGAGTACATTCTTTCAGATGAGATAAGGGAGAAGTACAAATCGCTTGATTTACGATTTTCTGCAAAATTTAAGAACAGTATTGATATTGTGCATTTGCAAGAATACAATATTCACCCTGATATAAAATTTAATAATTTTTTATGTAGTTTTAATAAAGCAGGTCATGTTTCTCGCGAATTATTGGTATCGGTATTGCATAAATTTAGGTTATTCAATTTATCTTACTGTAGTAAATACTTTCAAACAACCAATAGCACAGTAGTCGGTCATTTTGATTATTTGAATTTGACTGATAGTGAAACTCGCCTTTATTCAAAGTTTATTACTTCTGATAGTGATTTTTTAAGTAATATTAACTTATTTGGTGAACCATCTTCATTATATGTGAGTGGGATGAGTTCATTGGAGAATAAACTAACTCAAAGTTTCGTTCATTTAGTTAGTGAGTCGATGGCATCCAGCAATCAGGTATTCATCACTGAAAAGTTCTTGTATAGTATTATTACTCGCGGGTTATTTGTCACATATGGGCAACCTCATTGGCATTCTAATTTATACGAACATTACGGATTTAAGAAATACGACAAAATATTTGATTACTCATTTGATGAAATAAAGAATCCAATGGAACGTCTAATAAAATTAATTTCCATGGTTCATAAGTTCTCGTTGTTATCAGTTGATGATTGGAATGACCTGTATCAGATGGAGAGTGATACCATTGAATATAACTACGACCATTATTTTAGTAATGGGTATTTAAAGCAGATGAGAAAATATGAGTAAATGTATTATCATGCATTTCCCATCGTATTCTGGTGGTAAATTTATCGGGAATTGTTTATCATTGAGTAAGCATTGTGTGCCTATGCACAAAAATCATGCTCGGCATTTGATTGATAATCCAACTGATTATGACTATCGATTAAAGTGTGTTACTGATTTGCTTTCAATCAGAGGGGATTGGAGAAGTAAAAGAGAATTTAGTGAATATGATTTATTTGATGATTATGATAATAAGTTAAATTGGGGGGAGAATGATATAGAATCCAATTTTGTTTTAAGAAGTGATATGTCATTTATTGTGACAGCACATTCATTAGAAGAAATTGATGAATTGTTAATCACTTTCCCACACGCTAGAATAGTATCATTAGTGAATGTTAGAAAGTTTTGGGGTATATCATATAAGTTAAAATCGACAAATGAATCCAAAGAATATCAATTTTATGTTGGTGCTGAATGTGAGGAGAAGTACAATATATTAAGAGGTATTGATTGGCCACAATGGAAAGAATTTGAAATGGTGAATTTCAATATTGCGTTAATTGGGGATACGTATTCACAACTTATCAAGAGTGAAATTGGAGAAATATTTAAATGGTATAAATTAAAAAATGAAATATTTGTTTTTGACATGGATGGTAATATCTTTTCAAGAGTTACTTTTTTGAAGGGTATGGAAAATTTGTATAAACAACTACAGTATGTAGATTTTAACGATATAATAATCTCGAAATATTGGGAAGAATATGTGAAAGTACATAATGTAAAAAACTTTGATTTAAGGAAGGATAAATAATATGGGAAAACCATTTGACGTAAGTAAATTTAGAAAAAGTATAACAAAATCAATTGATGGATTATCAATCGGGTTTCATGACCCTACTGATTGGATTTCAACCGGCAACTATGCATTGAATTACCTTATATCAGGTGACTTCAATAAAGGCGTACCATTGGGTAAAGTAACAGTGTTTGCTGGTGAATCGGGCGCAGGCAAGTCATACTTTGCATCGGGTAACATTATTAAGAATGCACAGGAGCAAGATATCTTCGTTGTGTTGATTGATTCCGAGAATGCACTTGACGAATCATGGTTACAGGCACTTGGTGTAGATACAGACCCTGCTAAGTTATTAAAACTTAGTTTATGTATGATTGATGATGTTGCTAAAACAATTAGCACGTTTATGATTGACTACAAGGCTATGGCAGAAGAAGACAGACCAAAGGTATTATTCGTTATTGATTCATTGGGTATGTTATTAACACCAACTGATGTTAAGCAGTTTGAAGCAGGCGATATGAAAGGTGATTTAGGACGCAAGCCAAAAGCACTAACAGCACTAGTGCGAAATACAGTTAACATGATTGGTGCGTACAATGTCGGTATTATTGCTACTAACCACACTTATGCAAGTCAGGATATGTTTGACCCTGATGACAAAATTAGTGGTGGTCAAGGATTCATTTACGCTTCGTCTATCGTAATTGCTATGCGCAAACTTAAATTAAAAGAAGATGAAGATGGAAACAAAGTAACAGATGTCAAAGGTATTAGAGCGGCGTGTAAGGTAATGAAAACACGATATGCAAAACCATTTGAAGCAGTACAAGTTAAAATTCCGTACGAAACAGGAATGAACCCGTACAGTGGATTAACTGACTTAGCAGAGAAACGTGGATTATTAGTTAAACAAGGCAATCGTTTAAAGTATCTTCCTAAAGGAGCAGAAGAAGGTGAAGAAATTCTTATGTTTCGTAAAGCATGGGAAAAGAATACTGATGGTGCGTTAGATACGCTAATGAAAGACATTGGTGCAGATGATGATATAATAGTCGATGATA